AAACAATGTTCAATATACCTTATTGGACAATACCTACTATAAACTTTAAAGAAAAGAAAAAGAAATTACAATCATTATGTAAAAGACATCCTGATAGTAAACATGGTATACAAACTTTTTCTACAAACAGACAATCACCTCGTATTCAATTTAAAGAAGATTTGGTTAATATACTTGAAGAAGAATTAACTATGTTATCTGAAAAATTAGGTAAAGATATAAGAATAGATGACGCATGGTCAGTAAGTTATAAGAAAGGTGAATATCATTCTGTACATAATCATGGTTCAGTAGGTTTATCAGGTATCTTATATCTTGATCAACCTAAAGACGCACCCATGACAAACTATATGCAACCATGGAATGATTATTTTACTGATAGAACAGTATATTATCCTATACCAGTGCAAGAAGGTACTATTGTTGTAGTGCCTCAATTTATTCAACATTTTAGTCCACCTAACGAAAGTAAGAAGATTAAAAGAATAATATCTTGGGATTTAAGTGTGGCATAATTTATAAATAGTTTACATGGCTATATCAAAGTTAGGTTCAAGAGGTATTGTAGATTGTTCAGTAGTGGCAGCAGATTTTGCCCCTGGTACTATTACTAATGCAAAACTAGCAGGTTCTATTGCAAACGATCAACTAGCAAACTCAGCAGTAACAATTGGTGGTCAATCAATATCACTAGGCGGTTCTGATGACGCTCTTAACTTACAAGACTGGCAAACAAAAATTACCTCAGACGGTTCGACTGTGACCACAATGGTTGCAGGTCGTGGTTACTTTATAGATAACTCTAGTGCTGCTGGTATCGTAAAATTACCTGCAAGTGCGTCAATAGGTGACACTATTGCGATTAAAGATTATGCTGGTAATTTTGGTACAAACGCATTAACAATTCAAAGAAATGGTCACAATATACAAGGTAACGCCGGTAACGGTTTTATATCAACTAATCGTGCTAGTATTGTTTTAGTTTATGTAGATAGTACCAAAGGTTGGTTATTTACAGACGAACATAATGTAGCAAATTTACAATCAGCAGTATATCTAACAGCGACAGGTGGCACAATCACAACATCAGGTAATGATAAGATACACACATTTACAGGTTCATCAAACTTTGTAGTTTCTGCTTTAGCAAATGGAATTGGTACTGGTAGTACAAATGATGTTCAATATCTTGTAGTCGCCGGTGGCGGTGGCGGAGGTTGTGATAACTCTGGTGGTGGAGGTGCAGGAGGATTCAGACATGATTTTCCTGGTTGTGGTTTAACATTATCATCAGCAACAACTTATCCAATTACAGTAGGTGCCGGCGGTGCAGGTAAAGGTCCGCCAGCAAATAACTACGGTGCAAACGGTTCAAATTCAGTTTTTAGTACAATCACATCTGCTGGGGGAGGTGGAGGTGGTTCAGACGCTAATGGTTCATATGGTGCAGGCCAAAATGGTGGATCAGGTGGCGGTGGTGCAAAAGGTGGTGGCACAAAAACAGGTGGTTCAGGTAATACACCACCAGTAAGTCCACCTCAAGGTAACGATGGTGGTGCAGGTGCTCCATATCCACCTTCTGGTGGTGATGGTGGCGGAGGCGGCGGTGGTGCTGCTACTGCAGGCACACCAGGTCCTGACGCTTCTAATGCTGGAGGTGCAGGTGGTAATGGTACTGCAAATTCAATAACTGCTTCGTCAGTCACTTATGCAGGTGGTGGCGGTGGTGGTTCACCTTGTGGTCCTGGTGCCGGTGGTCCAGGCGGAGGTGGTACTGGTGGCGGACCTTCAACACCACAAGCAAGTACAGCAGGTACAGCAAACACAGGCGGCGGTGGCGGTGGTGCCACTGGTTCAGGTGCCGCAGGTTCAAATGGTGGTTCAGGTATAGTAGTTTTAAGATATAGATATCAAGAAGGATAATGTATAAATAGAGTTATGGCAGTAGATCAGATAGGTACAAAAGGTTTAGTAGATTGTTCAGTAGCAGCGGCAGATATTGCTCCTGGAACAATTACAAGTGCAAAATTAGCGGGTTCTATCGCTAATGCAAAGTTATCAAATTCAAGTATTACAGTAAACGGACAATCAATATCACTAGGGGCTAGTGGTTCTGTACCACCAGTTCAATGGCAAGCCAAAGTTACATCAGATGGTTCTACCGTGACTACAATGGTTGCAGGTAGAGGGTATTTCGTTGACAATTCTAGTGCGGCAGGTTTAGTAAAATTACCTGCTAGTGCTGCTCGAGGGGATATGGTTCAAATTAAAGACTATGCAGGAAACTTTGGCACAAACAGTTTAACAATTCAAAGAAACGGTCACAATATTCAAGGTGAAGCAAATAATAGTACAATAACTACAAATCGTGCTTCTATTGCATTAGTTTATATTGATTCAACAAAAGGTTGGTTATATACAAATGAAAGTAATGTTGGAGATTTAGGACCACCTTTCGTTGACGCAACTGGCGGAACAGTCACTACATCAGGTGACGATAGAATACACACTTTCACAGGTGACGGAAACTTTGTTGTTTCTAACGCAGGTAAATCTGCTGGTTCAAACACAGTCAATTATCTTGTAGTTGCCGGTGGTGCTTCAGGCGGAAACTTTGGTGGTGGCGGAGGTGCAGGTGGTTTAAGATCAAACTATCCTTCTCCAGCAACAGGCGGTTTATCAGTTCCTGTTGCAACATACCCTATCACAGTAGGTGCAGGTGGTGCTTCACAAACAGGTCCAGCATACGGAAGAGGTAATGATGGTTCAAACACTATCTTTAGCACAATCACTTCAGAAGGTGGTGGTGGTGGCGGAACATATTGGCCAGGTCCACCTACTTCTGGTAACAATGTTGGTAGAGATGGTGGTTCAGGTGGCGGCGGTGGTGTCATAGAACAACCAAGAGCAACATCTACTGTTCCTGGTTCAGCAGGTTCAGGTAATACTCCACCAGTAAGTCCTTCACAAGGTAACGATGGTGGTATAGGAACAAGAAGAACAGGCACAGGCACAAACGACTACGGCGGTGGCGGAGGTGGCGGAGGTCACAATGCTGCTGGTAGTGCAGGTACTGCTAATGATGGCCCATCTCCTGCTGGTCCAGCGTCTGGAGGCGCAGGTGGTGCTGGTGGTGCTGGTTCACCAAATCAAGTCAATGGTTCAAATGTCACTTATGCAGGTGGCGGTGGCGGAACATTTGGTGCGAGTGGTGGTGCCGGTGGTGGCGGTGCAGGTGCGACTAACTCTAGTTCAGCGGGAACTGCAGGTACAGCAAATACTGGTGGTGGCGGTGGTGCTTCAAGAGCAGGTAGTCAACCAAGTGGTGCAGGTGGTTCAGGTGTTGTTATTATAAGATACAAGATACAGTAATTAGTCTTTTTTTAAGACTACTATATATTAAGAAGGTGATTATAAAATGAATTTACAAAACTACTATTATTATTTTCAATCAGCATTAACTCCTCGTACATGTGATGAGATAATTGAATATGGAAAAAGACACAAACCTGAAATTGCTGTCACAGGTGGTGCAGAAAAAAATGATCAAAATATTAAGAAAGACGGCTCTTTCAAAAAATCAGCACTTAAAAAACTTCATGTAAAAAGAAAATCTGATATTGTTTGGATGAATGACGCATGGTTGTATAAAGAAATACATCCATATGTAAGAGAAGCAAACACAAAAGCAGGTTGGAACTTTGATTGGGATTGGTCAGAATCTTGTCAATTTACAAGATATGGTGTTGGTCAGTATTATGGTTGGCATTGTGATTCTTGGGATAGACCTTATATTCGTAAACAAAATGAAGATGGTACATATCCAATAGATCATGGTAAGATAAGAAAATTATCAATGACGATATCTTTATCTGAACCTGATGAATATGAAGGTGGTAATTTAGAATTTGATATGAGAAATCAAAAAGATTGGGAACAAGATAAAAAGAAAGCAATACATGAATGTACAGAGATTAGACCTCGTGGTTCTATTATTGTTTTTCCAAGTTTTGTGTGGCATAGGGTTGCACCAGTAACGAAAGGAACTAGATACTCATTAGTTGTATGGAATCTAGGAGAACCATGGAGATAGATTATGGCAATATTGACAAATAACCTTGATACATTAGAAACATCAAATTACTTTGCTTGTCCTGTATATACAATTGAAAAACCTGAGTGGGTTTCAAAGATTGATAAAGCATGTGACAAACATATAAAAGAGGCATACAAAAGAGAAAAACCTAAACAACAACAAAGAAAAAAAGATTTAGGAGCAAAACACTATAATGCTGTAAAAGATCATGGCATGTCTTATCATTCAGGACCAATAGAAAGAGATCCTGCATTAAAAGAGTTTGTTGATTATTGTGGAAACACAGCAAGAAATATATTAGATGAACAAGGTTTTGATATGAATAATTACACAATGTTTTTCACAGAGTGTTGGGTACAAGAATTTAGTAAACATGGTGGTGGTCATCATAATACACATATTCATTCTGACAATCACATATCAGGTTTTTATTATCTTAAATGTTCACCTACTACATCATTACCTATTTTTCACGACCCTAGACCAGGTGCATTAATGACAGGATTAAAACAAAAAGATAAAACAAAAATATCATATGCAAACGATCAAGTGCATTATTTACCTAAACCAGGCACACTAATATTTTTTAATTCTTACATGCCACATCAGTATTCTTTACATGACGGTTATGAAGATTTTAGATTTATACATTTTAATATTCAAGCAATTCGTAATGAGATTGTGAACGGAGTAAAAGGACAATGACAACAGAATTTGATAAAAACAATTATATTGTAATTAAAAAAGCAGTAGAACCTAAAGTAGTAGAATTTGTCTATAATTATTTTTTAATGAAACGACAAGTTGCAAGAACTATGTTTGATGAAAGATTTATTTCACCATTTACAGAAGAATGGGGTATATGGAATGATCCACAAATACCAAACACATATTCACACTATTGTGATATTGCGATGGACACTTTATTAATAAAGACACAACCTATTATGGAAAAACATACAGGCATGAGTTTGATACCTACATATTCATATGCTCGTATCTATAAAAAAGGTGATGTATTGCACAGACATAAAGACAGATATTCATGTGAGATTTCAACAACTATAAATCTAGGTGGTGACCCATGGCCAATCTATATCGAAAATGATCCTAAAAAAGGT